CTTGGGGTTGGTGTCCATGTTAGGTTCCTGTTGAGCCAAAGCCGCCGCCGCCCCGCTCCGTGGTTGTGAGGTCAGTAACTTCTTCAACTGTAAGTTGTGGCAGGGGGAGGATCATGAGCTGAGCGATACGCATGCCGGAATCGATCAGAAAGATAGTTTCACTAGGCCATTGTGGTGTGAAAGGAAGACGCCCCAAACTTACCTTAAGCTCACCCCGGTAGTCTTCGTCTATGACGCCCGGCGCGTTGACTACGAAGATGCCTTCCTTCGCGGCGAGGCCAGAGCGTGAGCAGATCAAGCCAACGTGGCTAGGTGGAAGCTCGATGGCGATGCCGGTGCCGACAGTGCGGCGAGTTCGCATATCGTCAAGCCATTGCTGTTCGTCAGCGTAAAGATCGAAGCATGCCGCCCCGGCAGTTGCTCGGGTGGGGAGGATGGCGGTGCCGGTGAGCCGCTTGAACTTTAGAGTCCTAACCATTGACATTCCTTATACTTGGTAGGAGGTATTTCGTCAAGCTTATATATACTAAAAGGTTTCTTATGGGAAGAAGTTTTTGCGTTCTTGTAGACTTGCAAATAGGACAGGGTGGCTTTCGGGTAGATGGCTTGGACGACGGGGCCATAGAACTCCAGGAGTTTCTTGCGGGCCGGGCTCATCCATGTCAGTTTGATTTCGACTATGCAGATGTGGGTGTCTGTCAGCCAGAGAAGTGCGTCGGGCTGACAGACACCAGACCGCTTGGGCGTTTTGTAGTAGAGCCAAGGCGATAGGTCGATGCGGGGGTATAGGGCAACAAGACGCTTATGTACTGCCCGCTCGAAGGAGATACCCGCCTGTTGTGCTTTAGTTCGTTTTTGTTGGGGGAACTGTGGTATGTAGTCAGCGTGACGTGCAACAACAGGCGAGCCTAGTTTCATAGGCTTCCGGTGTTTAGCTTATTGAAGAAGGTGGCTTCAAGGACTTTCAGGCCGAGAGCAAAGTCGCGAGCTTCGATAGGCGTAGCGAAGACGTGGTTCACTGAGAGGTAAGGGTCAGTGTTTTCAGGGTCGGTCGTAGCCACACAGCAGATGAAGTTCTTGATTATCATCTTGTTGTCGAGCAGGAACTTGGCAAGCTCGGCAATGGACTGAATGATCTCGGTTTGTTCTTCAGAGATGTCAGGCGGTAGGTCCGGCAGCGGCGCGGGGGCTGCTGGGTTGGAGACTACGATCTTGAAGGGCACTACGTTTTTAGTCGACACTGTATCCACTCCTTGCGTTTGATACGGATTGAACGATGTTGGTACGGATCACCCAGATGTTGGTGCCGTTGGAAGGGTCATTGGCCTTTTCGAGCCACACCTTTACAACGTAACCACGCTTGCGCCACCAGTTGCGGATGTCTGCCATCAGCTTGTAGTTGGCTGCGCGATCCGCCAGATAGTCATACCTTGCCATTGGGCCTCCATTTCTTCAGGCCGTCAGGGTTCTTGTCGCTGGCCTTACCCCAGTTATACCCGACTTCGACATCAAATGGAATAACTATTTCACGGCTGATGTCTTTGATGTCGGTCACTTGGAAAGGAAAGCGAAGGCATTCAAGAACTTCGGGTAGCAGTTCGTCGGCCTTGTCAATGCGGACCTGACCGAGAACAGCATCGTGTAGGTTCAGAAGTATTTGAACGTCGGCGCCGGGCTTACCTTCAAAGCGTTCCCATATCTGATAGATGCCCAAGTTCATCAGGACACCGACGCAGTGCTGGGGTACGAAGGCAATGGCTTCGCGCAGCGTGGCGTCATCCCAGCGGCGGTTCCAGAAGTTACGGCGGATGCCGAACGGCGTGTTAAGGTGGCCTTTGGTTTGTAGCTGCTTGGCTACCCACACGTGCCAGTCGCTGATGCCGGGGAACCGCTTGAAGTATTGGGCCTGGAAAGCTTCGGCAACGGCGGTCTCCACCTTCATCTGCTGTGCTAGCGTGAAGGGTTTGCCATAGTAGTTACTGCCATGAGCGCCCCGCTTCGTGATGTCACGATATGAATAGCCACGATAGTATTCACGTTCAGCAAGCTCGCGGTCTGGCGCGAAACCAAAGACCATTGAAGCCACCATGGTATGGGAGTCGCCACCCTCCACTGCCGCGATGTAGTTCTCGTCGCCGGATAGATACGCAACAATGCGCGCTTCTGCTCCTTGTTGGTCAGAATAGAAAAGTACGTAGCCGGGATCAGCGACGAAGCAAGTGCGCGCTTCCTTCGGTATATTTTGAAGGTTACTCCCGATGCGGAATGGGTGTTCACTTGACGATAGTCGGAACGTTTCAGTGCCTGCAATATTGAACGCTGCATGGAAGCGGTTGCTGGGCGACAGCTTCTTGGAAAGAAACTCGATTTGCTTTTCGAGGTCGCGGATGCGGAGGATGTGATTAGCGAAGAGGGCACCGCGTGGGTATTCGCGGGCGATGCGTTCAAGGATTTCACGGTCTGTACCAACTTTCACTTCTCCTTTCTTGGATTTGGTTTGCTCGGGAATGGCTAGCATTTCATAGAACAGAACCATAAGTTGGGGTGTGGAATTGTGGTTGACGGTCGTACCCCACAGTTGCTCGCACAGATAGTCGAAGGTGGCTTGCACCTTGTCGGCACGGACGCGCAGGGCTGCTACCAAAAAATTGCGCCGGTTAGTGTCGATCTGTACGCCGCGCCGCATCATGGTCATGATGGGACCCAGCATCAGTTCGCTGTAGCGGTAAGTGGTTGCGGCCCAATCAGGAAGAAGGCCCTCATCATAGATTTCTTTGAGGGCCATCGTCTGCATTGTGTCGAGGGAATTGTAAATGATCTCCTGATTTTCAGGAGTCGGGGTCAAGTCCGTCAGTATTTTCATTGGATACTCCGTTGAGGAAGTTGTTTCGCATGCGGGTTAGCAGATGTAATGTCAAGGGAGGACCGTCATAGGATTTGGCAAAGCGCCGGACACGGGTTGGGTCAAGGTCAGCAGCCAGACAAACTTCATCTAAGTTCTGGGCAGTAGTACCAAACTCAGCAGCCAGCCACGCTTGCGCCTGTCGCTTATCGGCCTTGGCTGATGGTCTGGTTGGCTTTGATGTAGCATCAATGAGGGCTTGGATTATTACGCTCGCCCACATTCGCCGGATACCGGCATCTTCTTCAGTCAATGGAACCCGCTTTGTTAAAGTCTTTTTTAGCCTTGGTTCGAAGGTGCTTCCATGCGCGGGTCGGTATGTGAAGGGAAGCCAGAAAGCCCAGCGACTTTTCCCATTCCGGTTGCCACGCATGATGTCGAAGCATCGTATCGAAGATGTGGCCTTTAGGTCTTATGTCATAAGCATCGAGGTATGTCAAGTCATAAGTGGCATTGTGGAATCCCCACGACAGATCAGGGCGTCGGGCCAGATACCAAAGCCACATCCAAATGTCACGCTCGTCGGCTTCGGACCAGACGTGTTGGTGGGTGCGGTCTTCTAGCTGAACGTAAAGGCAACGATCCGACGAGGTGGCTACCGAGAACTCGGTGATGCGGCAAGCCTTGTTGGTTTCTACGTCGAAGACTATTTCGTCGCCGATGTAAAGGGTTGAGAACTCATAGAGGTCGGCGACCGTTTCGGGTAGGTGGATGGTGCGGGGCCGGTCGGTGTAGCGGGTCCTCACCTTACGCATAGCAGAAACTACGACAGGCCGTTCGTTCCAAGCCATGCGGGCGTAGAGGGTAGGCGCGTAAGTGGGCACGACCTGTAAGCCCTTGACGAAGGGGCTGTCTATGTGGGTGCCCCGGAAGGTATCGAGCTTGGTCTCGCCGGTCAGGCAGTGCATGGCATGGGGACCCATGGTCAAGGCCGTGTCGTAGCCTTGCAGGTCAGCACATAGCTTGGCGGAATCGTCTTGGGCTAGGAGCGTGAGCGGGGCGCCGGGCTTGCCACCAACAAACAGCGTGGGCCACTTGGCAGTGTAGGCCCTGTGTGCGGTGTGGATGCTGGTAGGGTGAAGGCCCGCCGCTTGCAACAGTTCCTGCGTTACCTTCCATTCCCACTCAGAAAGCGGGCCACCGTTGGCAGCATCGACCGAGGGCCAATCAACTACGAGTGCGATCTTCAAGGGGAAGCTCCAGTTGTTTGGGGTCTTTAGGTGGGGGAGGGGGCGAAGCCCACGCCTGGGGTACTGTATTGCGGCACATCAGATGGGCTTATCTGTTTCGTGGGTGGCGAGGTCAAGAGTATCGCCGCCATAGTATTCGAGGAGTTCGTTGACGGCGCCTAGGATTTTTAGGTTGTCACTTATGTCCGTCCAGTTGTGGACGTTGCCACCTGAAGTAAGGCTCTCATAGGACTGTCGGATGCAACAGATGGCAGTGTCGCCTGTGTTGCGGAGCATGCCGATCATGAGCTGGTCTGCCAGGTCGGGGTCAGTGATAGAGATTGTAAGGTTTTGCATGTTAGCGTTCCCTGTAGAAGATATGGTTGTCGATGCGGGCAGTCTGCCGCAAGTGATGCCACTCTACTATAGAAGTGTTGTGAAAGTAAAGGGCTCCCCGCGTTAGGTCTGGCAAGTTAGAAAACACTTGCTCGGCAGCACGGGCGGCACTTGCATATTCTGTCGGGTTGGGTGGCGGCAGGCGCGGGTAGCAGACCCAAGAAAACTGACAGCGCCTAGCATCGCGCTGGTAGATAACCGCACAGACATCTGCCGGGAAGCGCTGATCATTGGCCCGGTTCAAGACTACTTGGCCGACGGCTAACTGGCCCGCTGGTGATTGGCCGCGTGCCTCCCGGTAAATGGCTTCGGTTAGGCAAGTTAGGTGCCTAGGCCGGTTGTTAGTATCAGGAGCCGGAGCTTCGACTGGACTAGGCGGGATGCCTGAAGCAAGCGACGGTAGTGGCTGGATGTAGATTAGATAACCAAGCAGAATGATCGGCCAGTAGATTGCTAGATCACGGACTAGATAAAGGCGGGCGCGGATGATTGTTGAGATTACAGTCATTGTTTTTCACCTTTCAGCGCGCGGATTTTCGCTAGGCAATCAGATAATGTAACAACGCAGCGGGGGATACGCGCCTCATACTCACCTTCGATTGTTTTAACTGCTATATCCTCTAGCAAAACAACCACCTCTTCCAGTGCGTCGTTCCGTAGCTTCTCGTTCTCATTCAACAGTGCGCGCACATCTTCATCAGCGATAGCCCGGCCTTCATCAAGGCGCGCACGGATGATTGTTGAGATTTCAGTCATTGTTTTTCACCTTCTTCACCATGCGCTTAGCAAAGCGTATCATCTCTGCCGATATGGTTTTCTTCTCAAGATAGCCTTCGCGCAGCACATCATGCGCCACATCTTCCAGCATGGAATGTAGCTCCGCTATTGCCGCTTCTTCCGTGGTGATGGTCATTGTGTTTCTCCTAGGGCGGCGCGGGCTTTGAAACATACGCAGTCGTCGCCCGGTTCGACATCGTTGTAACAATCTTCCTCAACATCTACGCAGTCACACGCTATTGGTCTCAACACTCCCTCCAACTCCGCCACGCGCGCCCGCAGCGCATCACGCTCGGCGGCTAGGGATCGGAAGGCGGCGGCGGAGTTGCCGGAGAACTTGTCATTAATAATGCGTCCGCCGCATGGGTCGCTATAGGTAACGAAGCCCGTAAACGGGTCTTTATAGCTAAATGTTGCATCCAGCGTCACCGCCAGCCGTTCCGCTTCTTCCGTAGTGATGGTCATGTCAGCACCGCCACTGCCAGCGCAGCGCACATTACCCCAAGCGCGCATACAGATTTGAAAAGTAGCGTTGATATCTTCTCCAGCTTCAAGATAGCCGTGCGCTGCGCCGATGCGTCAGCCTCTAGCCAGTCTAGGCGCGCCTCAAGCGAAGGCTTAGGAGCGTTCTGCATGTCGGCGCTTGGGTGAAAGTTTTGCGAAGCATTGCGGCGCCATTCAAAATAGGCCTTGCGTAGTTCTTCTTCGGTCACTTCTTTTCTCCTTTTTCTGGTGCGCCGTTCACGCGATTGTCTTTACAAAAATTAAAACCCCAAATTGCGGCGCCAAAGATTTCATAAAAAAGGAAGGGGAGCAGACCTATGCCCACTCCCCCTTCCTTGTACTCACTAAACAACGGAGGAAGCGGTAGGTCAGGCCACCTTCTTATTGGACCCATACCAACCGAGGGAATAGTAACGCTCCACCTTCAGGCGCGGAGTGTTCAGCGGGGTGCCGTCCCGATTGGCAGTCTCGTGCGAAATGGACACGATGACTTCGTTACCCGGAAGAATATCCATGCTGTCGCGGATGGTATTGCCGACAGTTTCAGGGCTGATGCGCGCCAGGCGTTCCTGAACATAGGGCAGTGTCTTCTCAGTGAGCCATTGCGTATCGCGCAGGCGGCACTTGGCAAGATCAACGCCGGTCATGTCTTCGGTGTGCATGGGTTCACGCATCGTGAACTCAAGTTCAATACCCTGCGTCCCACTGTTTGCTTTGACGATCTTCGCGCCAGTAACCATGGCGAGATAGTCACCAACTGGTGCCTGCCGGAAAGCCGGACGATCAGCAGAGGAGTCAGAAATCACGGTGTCGAAAAGGTCAGCCATTGGCTGTGTTCTCCATAAGGGTTGTGTCACAAAGGACAAGGCGGGATATACATCCGGGCTCCCGCCCTGTCAAGTCATGCCCGGAAATTATTTGGACTCGGCTTCCATTTCTTTGCGGACTTCTTCGCGCTTCTTTTCCATGAGGCTTTCGCACTTGGCAATCGTCCGCTTCCACTTGGCGAGGTAGCCTTCAAGTTCTATCATTTCCGCTTCGAAGCTTTTGAATCCGCATGAATCTGTAGATTCAAGTCCATCAGCCATGCCTTCAAGAAAGTCTGCTGGGGTCATAGTAATTCTAATGGGAAGCTCATCGCCCCATACTGCTGAGTTGTTTTCAGATGCAACTATGCAGTTATGAAACCATGTTAGGTTGCCACTAATGATTGACCAGCTACCCTCTTTTATGAAGGCTTTGAAAGCTATTTTCAAATCCTTCCTGAAGTTATCAACCTCAGTGATTTGCGTGAAGGGATTGTAATTTTCAAAACCGTAGACCATTTTCATAGGCATGAGTCAGGTTCCTTTCGTAAGGCGGTCCATCATGGAAGCCAAGTCGTAGGGCTCGGCTGCCTTGATGATGGTGGGTGCGGAGGTCCGAAGCGAAGCTTTGTCGGTCGCCCCAGTCTTGAAGGTGCGATTGCCAGTACGGTCTACTTCAAGATGCCAGATGTCACTGAAGTAAGTCTGCATCTTCTTAGAGAACTTGACACCGACCCCGACTGGTATGTCACGGGCCTTGCCAATGATCTTGCCTTGATCGTCAGTGTCGCCGGTTTGCATGATGTGCGTCAGCACAATGACAGACGCGCCCATCTTGTTGCCGGTCAGGTGATCGAGAATGGCACCGTAGTATTTGCCAGCCACGTTGTAGAGGGAACGTCCATCACGCTTGGCTTCAGGGTCTTCAAGGGCGGCAAGCAAAAGCAGTTCGCCGAGGAAGGTGCCGCTGTCAATGACGACGACATCCTTCGAAGTCCATGACGTACAGGGCCCAAGGTCTTCGCCACCTGCTATCTTCCAGTGTTCTAACATGGAACAGAAGCGTCGCATTTCAGTGAGAGCCTGCTTGCTGGCGTTGCCGCCCCCAGCAAAGAGGTTAGTGCCGGTAATCTTAGCGGTAGCATAGGTGCTGACGAAGACATCGGCTGCGTTGTCGCGCAGATAAGAGCCAATGACTCGAGTGTTCTGATCGAAGTCGTGGATCATGATCCGGTAGCCTGCGTTGGCGAGTTGGGCGAGGGCGCCGGTCTTGCCGGTCGCAGCTTCACCACAAAGCAGGATGCGCGGAGGCATGGTGGCGTCGTTAAACTTTGGCATCGAAAAGGGTCTCCGTGATTGAGGGTGTTGGTTGTGTATTGCGTGGATCGGCTGCCCACTGGGGACAAAAGCGGGATACCGGACACCAGTTCTGGCAGCGGATTGCCTCGCCGGGCCGATACTCTACATACAATGCAGCCGAGGTGGATGCAAGTTCGTCTGCTTCATGTGACGTATCGAACAGGCGAACAGCCCTTACATTCCCTCGTTTCATGACTGCATACTTGGATGGTTTGACCCAGCGGTCAGCATCGGTGCAGGGCTTGGGTTCGGAAGCTGTGTGCAAAGCAATCCGTTCCCGCACGAAGGCATCGGTCTGTTCGTCAGTCCACAGTGGTATTTTTAAGCGCACCACCTGTGCTTGCGGGTAGCCCGAGGTGCGGGAGGCTTCGTTCTTAGACCAGTCGCGCAGGATAGCAATGACTGCAACCGTGTCGATGACAAGACCTACTTCCCGCTCAAGCAGACGCCTATACATGTTGGTCTGTTCGATCCACTCAGGGGCGGGTATGTTATCGCGCACCTTCCAGACTGACGTAACCTTGAAGTCATAGAGGGTGCCTTCGTCAAGGGCAACGTGATCAGCTTGGCCTTTGATCTTGTAGCCATCATAGTCTGCCATCACCGTGACTTCATTGAGCGAGGATAGGCTTTGCAAGCCTGCCTGTTCGATCACATGATGGGTCGAACTGCCAAGCAGGGACCAGATACGGTCAGCCACATCTTCCTCGATCTCTTCGAAGTGGTCGATGCGAAGCCGCCGTAACTGAGGTGGCGTCAACAACTCGGTCACTGAGAAGTCGGCGTCGCCTTTCGTGTAGGTATCATTGCCTACGGCTGCTACTATCAGTGCCGGCAGGCGCAGTTTGTTGGTCAGTTTCATAGCTTGGTGTCCAGTATGTTAGGGGCCATGACGGGAGTTGCTTTCTTCTTGCGCGAAGCAACGTTCGCCTTCTTCATTTTGGTAGCAGCTTCAGCAATAGCAGCATCGTCGGCACGGGCCTTGCGATTGCGTTCGTTGATCTTGCTGATCTCCGTGATAGCATATTCTAGGTGAGCCTGAGTTAGGTCCTCGGGATCACGGGCAAATACCTGGGCGCGGGTCAGCTTTTCTAGAGGAGAAGCATCGCCCCCGCCAGAATCATCCAGTGGATCAGTCTCATTCTGCATAAACCCCTCCATGCACCTTGTCATATTCGCGTTGCAGCAATCCAATATCATTCATGGGATGTTCCTTTGGGTTTGGGTTTGGTGGCCCGCCATATCCACTGGTGGGCTGCTCGAATGTTCTTGGCCAGATGCACGACCGCCTTGGAGGGGGCGCACACCTGAACCAGATTGGTATCGGGACACCGTTGCATCTGGAAGTCCCGATAGACCTTCACTTGATGACGCCCAAGAATCTGAAGTGTTCGTACAGCTTCAGCAGTTCATGATGCGCCAACTCCAGCTTACCGTTCAGATCGTGGTGCTTGGCCCACTCCTCGCTGGATTGGGGCAGCGCCTCTGACAGCCGATATAATTCATCGTTGATCATGGCGCCGACAGTGGCTGCATCTTGCATGGCCTCCTCAATTTCCCACTGCTTCTCTGACCAGTTGACCCACTCGGGTTCGCCGTGCGTCGTGTCCATTAGACAATGTCCTCCCTATATCGGTACGTTTCACAGGCAGCCAGCACATTCAAAATGCCCTTGGCTTCCGCCGCGTGTTTGGCAAGCGCCAGGCGGTAAGTCAAGTAGCTTCCTGACCGACCCAGTTCCTTATGGTCTAGGCAGAGTCCTTCCAGCAGGTCGAGGATGCGATTGCGCTGGGTCAGGATCGGATAGGCTTTTGATACAGATACGGGTATGCCCATCACCAAATCCTCCAGAGCTTATGGCCCCAGCGCAGGTAGGTCC